AAGGTTGCTTTTGGTATTTCTGTCGGGTCATATTCTTGACCGAAATCGTCAATAACTTTTGTTGGTGCGTCTTTAATCGCCATTATTTACTCCATATTTTTTTTAGTTGTTTTTCATCTACACCATACTTTGATATAATTGAATATACGACATCTTTACCCATAATGTCAAGCGTTTTTTCAATATTTTGTGAACTTTCTTGAAAGTAATCACATAATATATCCATAGCCCACTTTTCTATCTTGGATTTCTTTTTAGATTTAGTATATCGTAAATATGTATTTCCTCGTGGTAGTAGATTTGTATAGAATTGATAAACCGTCTTTGGTTTCAATTCCCAATATTGTTGTATTTCATTTACAACTTCTATCCAATCGGCTTTCATCGATAAAAACCTATGCACCATATAATTAGACCAGGTCTTTTTATCTGATTCAGATAGTTCGTCCCAATACAATTGGTTCTGAACATTTGTAACTTGTTTTATGTGGTCAAATAGTGTTTTTGTTTTCATAGTGAATAACCTTTTAGATATAAATAAATATCTTGTATGAATCTGAAAATGTAATTTATTTAATATTGACTTGTCATATTAGTTCGTTTTAAATTAATTTTGTGCTTTTTATAATCCATACTATCCTCGTATAACTCTCTAACTTTATCATTATACCTGTAATCATTTATATTCCCTGAAATTTTTAACTTTCCCTTTACAATAAAATCTTTGCTATCGGTTTTTTCATCAAATAACTTTTTGTCCTCTTTGTCTACCCTGACATCATATTCAATGTTTGCGTCAAACAAATCCCCATAAGATTCTAATTTAATTCTTACCTTTGAATATGAATTCTTACAATGATAAGTTATCAATTTATCATAAACCTCTATATCAATATTTGATTTATTTGATAAATTTACCATCGCCCAAATAAAAGATTTAATAGTTAATATCATTTCATTTTCAATTATCTTTTCTGGGTCTGTATATTTTTTTGTCTCCAAAAACTCAGTTTCAAATATAATATCATCTACATTAGTTTTTAAATCTATATCAACTTTATGAAGTGTTAGTGGATTATTCCAAACTCTTCTTCTATAATAAATTCCATACATATTAACTTGTGCTTCATATAAAAATGAACGAAGGTGTCTAACCATTAAAAAAGATTTATTATCATTACTAATCCAACAATTAACCATAGTCTTTTCTTTTGATACATCAAATTCATCTTTATAAACATCTAATGGTGTGTGGTCATAAATGTCAGTTGATTGTAATAATAATATTTCTCCAAACTCTCCAAAGTTTTTAGCGTTATCAAACAACCATTTTGAACCAATCAAGAAGTCCATATGATTTTCTTTCGGAAATCCTGGTAACCAATTACCTTGAAACTTTACCTTACTCTCGTAACAACTTCTCAAAAAATCACTAATGGTATCTGGCAATTGTCCCTTTTCCATTAAACCTAATATTTTTGGAACTCCACTTTCAAATCCGACATTCATATGATTCAATCCAGTCTTATTTGCCCTTGTCAATAATTCTGTTCCTAACTTTTTATGTGTTCTAAAGTGTCCACCCCATTCTACAGTTTTTGGTAGTTCACCTGATTCTATTTCACACTCCAGTTGGTCTATAAATTTACTAAATAGTTTCATAGAACCATTTATTAGTGAGTCTGTGAACCAAAATTTATGTATACCAGTATCCTTAATCATTTCTTTCATTTGTTCGATAATCTTTTCTGGACTTTTGTATCTATACAATCTCGTTTCTGCACAAAAAGTACATTTAAAAGTACAACCCCTTGAACCCTGAATTGGTAAAACAAAGAAATCGTCGTACAAAGGTTTATCGTCTCCATAAGCTTCACCAACTAATGAACCTCTATTCTTTCCTGGTTTGTATTTTTCTTCCATATGTTCTTCAAAGAAAGATGTTGCTTCTGTCCCGTAAAACTCTGGACTCTCTGTTCTCATTTTTGATAATACGGAATAGTTATCAAGTATTTCCTTATCCCACTTTGGTGTTTTTGTATCATTTAGATTAAGTGGAATTGTTTTACCATTGAATACTGGGTTTCTTCCACTTCTACCGGCTTTCATAACCGTTGGAAAACTTGGTGTCATTTTATCCCACCTCCAAATACCTTTTACATTCTCATAGTGTCCGTCTCTTAAATAACAATCAACTAAATCTCCTATAACTTTTTCTCCGTCTGAACTATTACAAGCAACATCTACAAATTCTCTATGATAAATATCAGTAAAAACTTTCACATCATTTTGCATTCCACCTTGCTCAGTTAATCCACCAGTTTCAGAATACCAAGAGTATGGTCCACCATACCAAATTTGTACCTTTGGATTTTTTTGTTTTATGAATCTCGCTATGTAGTCGGTTGACATTATATTAGAAGTGTAATTAGTAAAAGTTACAATGTCATATGTTGATAATTCATCAATGTACTTTTGCCAAAAACCTTGTAGTCTTGGTAAAACAAACTCTCTAAAGTTATTATCAGAATTCCAAGGTTTATCATTTCCCCAGTCATACCAAAACTCATAATCAATATCCTTCATATAGACTGAACTATCGATGTTGATATCAAATTGTTTTATTTCTACATTTGGATTATTGATTTCTGATTTCAATACACCGAGTGCGTATGATGGTGATTCAATTGACCATTGTGGGCATATACATAGTGCTAACTTCATACAAAGCAATCTCCCAACATCCAAGTTATTAGTGAGTGTCTTGTTCCTTTAGTGATTGGTGTAACTCTATGTGATAAAAATGATGGAAAGATAGTTATACTACCTCTTGTTTTATTTGCTTTATGATTATTTTTACCTGTGTCATCTGTGATACCGAACTCTAAATCTCCACCCTCATAGTTCGTTTCATCTGACAACTGAACAATGGCAGTTAGTTTTCTTGTGGAAGTTTCTTTTGCTCCACAATCAGTATGCCATTTGTATTTACCACCAACACCATACTTTAATATCTTTACTGATTCTAATTCTTGTATATTGTATTTAAATATAGAGTGATTTGCTAATTCAAATACCATTTTTAATTTATTGCTTAGTTTTTCGTCATTGATTTTGACTTCTTGGTTATCACGAACCTCTTTATTCATAATGTTATCATCATATTTGCCAGCAAGTTCTGATATCGTTGGTTCATTTCTCTCAAGATATCGCATTAGTTTTACGCATTGACTCTCTGATAAGAAATCTTCTTTATGCACTACAAATTCAAATGTATCGTTTTGTATCATACGAATGTATCTCCTACTCCCCAAGCCACACAAGAATATCTATGTCCTTTTGTTACTGGTTTAACTCCGTGTCCTGCAAATGTTGGGTGTATAACTAATTTGCCCACCTTTGGTTCAATTACTTTTCCATCAAAAAAATGAAACTCTCCACCCTCATAATCATCATTTAAAAATACAATTAATGTTAGTTTATTTGCACTATACTTATCTAACCAATGAAAATCGGCGTGTGGATTGTAGTATTGACCTACATCATATCTGTGACATTGTACTCTATTATTATAAATACCTTTACAACCATAATGATAAGTGGTTAAGTCTGCTAATTGGATAGCTCCCCAGAATTTATTTAATATTTCTGGACTACTATTTCTCTTAATGTTTAAGATACAAGAATTCTTATCGTCTTTTGAAAGAGCATCTCTGTTTTCTGTTCCACGATAATATCCACTTTTCAGTTTTGCTTGTGAGTCAATCATATCCATAATTTCCTGACATTCATCTTTACTGAAAAAGTCCTCTCTTTCTAAAAACCACCTAAAATTAGGATTGATTTTTAAACTATCCATATCTATTTCTTTATACATTTTACTACCTGAAGTGGTCTCCGACAAATAATTCTTGAATTACATATCGTTTACCTTTCGTGACTGGTGTTACATTATGACATAGGAATGCCGGAAATAATGTTAATGAACCTTTTAATTTGTTCATCGAGTACCACTCTTTTGTATCTTTGTCTTGGATACCGAACTGAACATCTCCACCCTCATATTCACTTGGGTCTGTCAATTGAACAATTCCTACAATTTTTCTATTGGAACAACTACCTGCATTAAAGTCTGTGTGCCATCCGTAGAATCCACCATCTTGGTATTCTATTAGTTTTAATTCATCATCACAACCATCGACATCAAAATGAAAAACACTATCATTAACTATGTTTACCATTTGAAACATCTTGTCTTGTAACCATTTCCAATCTTTGTTGGTCTTATCTGGTCTAAATTCATTGTCAGGTTGGTCAAACAAATACCACTCATTAGTTTTTCTAATTTCTGGCAATATTGCTGTTCCCTTTTCATCTCCGACACAACCAATTACATCTTGTTCAGATTCCATTATGTCTTTCTTTAATTCATCACACCTTTCTTCTGATAGAAAGTTTGGTATTTGAATAGAAAATTTAAAATCATCGTTATATTTCATTTGAAAGTATTCCCCTCTGCAAAGTTAATTAATACATATCTATTTTTATCATAAAATTGTGTAACTTTGTGATTAGCAAATGATGGAAATATTACTGCTCTACCCTTTTTAACTGGTACTACATTATTTCCTACCATTAATCCACCACCTCTCATATCATCCGATAGATAAGTTACACAAGTAAATTTTGTTGTACTATCCACATATCTATCCTCTCCCGCTGCAAAATCTGTATGTGGGAATTCATCTTCGGTCCAACCCTCGTGTGAATATCTTTTACCATAAACACGATTTCTTTGAACGCCTGTGATATCAAACTGATAATGTAATGTGTTTACTAAATTAAATAAACCCCAATACTTTTCTACCAACTCTGGTTCATCAAGTTGAACATTTTTTTCTAATTTTGAATTAGACCATATTTGTTCTGCATTATCAATCTTTTTTATTATTGTGTCACATTCTTCGTGTGATAAAAAATTGTCTCTATAATGATACCACTTGAAATTATAATTATGTATCAGACTCATCCGAAACTAAAACCTTATTCGCAAAGTAGTTCTTGCCGTTATTTGTGTTGTCTATATTGTATGTTGTTTCTATTGTGTTGAGTGGTTTATATCCCATCAACTCTATTTTGTTTAAATCATCAGTTAAAACTTTATCGCCTAATTCTAATGGTGCTTTATAACCTTGACCCTCTACATAAAATGGATGGTCATCTGTTGCTTTAATTATTGTATTGTTATCAAATCTATACTCGAGTAAGTTATCGTGTTCAATTTTTGTTACATCACCCACGACTGAATTTTGTAATTTGCCAGTTTCGTGATTGTATGTTTTGATTTTCATACCTGATGTTACATTCTTAATCTCTTGATAGGTTCCGTCAAACAATGTAATCATTGTATCGCCTGTGAAACATTTTCTTGGTGGGATATTATGAACTAATATCTCTGATGTGAAATAAGTATCTATATCCTCTACATCTAATGAATAGTATGGATTATCCTCTCCGACTTCTGAAACTGATGTAACTTCAACTTCACTTCCGTCTTTATCAAATAAATAATCTCCTACTGATATATCTGATGGTTTTGCAAAACTCCAAGTATCTCCTTGTTTCAAGAAATATCTTGCACCTTTCATCATAGATTGATTCATTACTGGTATTTTTATCGAACCATTAACTAAATAATGTCCGTAATGATTATGTACAAAAGTTCTAACTACTACTGAACCTGACGATACTGAACCACCCAAATCTGTTGTGCTATAATTTGTCCAATCGTATTTAAAAGTTTCATCTGGCAATCCAGCTGGCTTGTAAGATTTTACTACATCACCAATTTGAATATCTTGAACTTGCTTTGTTGAGTTATCATACATTTGAATCAAACTACCACTAACACTTGAATACATTAAACTATTTTCACCACACCATTTATCACCTTGCATTACCCATTTTGGTGCCTCAGATAATGGATGTTCATCTTTATCCTCAAGTAATACTTGTTGGTCTGGTGTCATTAAATAGTTCATTTTCCTTGTACTTGCATATCCTGCAGTATTTATTATACTTCCACTCGGAACAATAAACTTTTCAATTAAATATGAACCACTATCTACTGCATTTTGGTAAGTAGGATTTGAATCAACATATCTGTAAAATTGTAAACCAGTATCTCCGCCGTGTGCAGTTCCGTCTTCGTCTGCATTTTTTATCACAAAGTCTGGATGATATGGGTTTGATGTAGAATACGAACCTGTATTGAATAATGGTGTCAAAGAAGAACTAACTGGTGAACTTGATAAAATTGTTCTAAATGTATTTTTGTTAAATGAACCACTTACAATCTCTAACAAGTTGTCATCACTATACCAAGGTGTTTGCATAAACAAATGAAATTTATCTAAGTGGTCTGCATTTCCTCTTTGTGAAAAGTATGTTAATGAAGTATTTTCTGCGTATTCAAAATTTACTGAAATGTTGTGTCTGGCAAAACTTGAACTGATTAAGGGTTCTTGTATTGATGATGGATTTCTTTTTCGTGAATCATCTTGTCCATAAATATATGCACTCGTACAATCTTTATCATTAGCGTAGTCTGATATTTTATTAAATATCGACACTTGTGTCGCGTATGAACCATAAACTCCACAAGCAGTATTCATTTCGTGAAAGTATATATTATCTGAACCACTTTCAACAATGTAATCTACTCCACCTATAACACCAATATTGGTATTACTTGGCCAATTTCCACCACTTCCTGTGATGTAATTTAAATAATTTTCTATTTTTGTTTGTACTGACATAATTTTTTCCTATATATAAATATCAAATTTCTGTTAATTCCGTAAAAATATCCTCTTTCATAACTGATAGAGCTGGCTTATTCCAATCTTCTAATTTAATTGAAGCGTAATTGTATCCTTGTTTGATGATTTCATTACATCTCAACCATACTAAATCACTTCCTAATCCTTTATTTCTATACTCTGGCATTATATAACGATTACATAAATAAGGATACTTTCTATTCCAATCTATAAATGCCCAACCACATTCGGTTAAATAAAATGTCCAATTATCTTTTAATCTACTTCGTAGGTCTTTTAAATTCCACTCTTGCCAATCTTTTCCAAATGAATCTTTAAAGTTATCCAACTCTTCTGATACTACTTCAATCTGTTCTGAATGAATATCATTATAGTTTGTAAACTCTTGATACGCTGGAACTTCTCGTGGTTTGTAATTACTTAAATCTATCTTGTAATACATTTTCTATACTTCTGCTCGGTGTCATCTTCTGTAATTATCCACTCTGGTAAATAATAAGTATCGTGCTCATCAACATAACCATTTTGCTTATCATTTGGAACTTTACCATCTATCTCATAAAACTTGATTTGGTCTTTGTCAAAAAATTGTGGTGTCCAACCAGTAGTCTTCTTCCACAAATGATTAAAGAAAGTAAGTATAGTTCCCACTCTACAATATCTTAAAATATGTATCGGGAATAATGCTATTAGTGGTTCTTGAACGTGAGCATCAAAGAATATAGCGTCAAACTTTTTATCAAGTTCTACCGATTTCCAATCACCAGAAACTATCTCTGTATTTGGTTTATCTTTTGCCCACTCAACTGCCTTTTCATATATCTCATCATTCAATTCGATAATTGTATGTGATTTTATATCTTGTTCTTGAATATAATCTGCACTAATACCCATACCGAATCCAACCTCTAAGATATCACCACCATTACGACAAGTTATTTCTGCGTGGGCTTTCATAATTGGGTCTTCCCAATCTCCCATAACATAAAAGTCATCATTATTATCAAATAATATTCTATTATCATAATGATTGAGTTTTTTTTCTTTCCATTTTTTATCGTGTGGATTCATATTTTTCTTTTATTATTTTCTTTAATCTTTCTGCATATTGTTTATGTGCTTTTGGACCTGGATGAAGTCCGTCCTCAGTTGTATCCACCAAGTCAAAATTAACATCAAAATATTCTGCTGGTAAATCTCCGTCCCAAGTTCCCCAAATTATTTTATCACGACCTACAAAAGTATTCAATATATTATAGTGATGTAAAAAATTAAAATATTGGTTGTATTCATTGATATTAGTTTTTTCTTTTACCTGCCAAGGTCTCATAACCACTCCGTCATCATCAAACCAAGTTCTTCTGAAAAAATGTGGAACCGTAATGATAAATATTTGTCGTCTTGATTCTGGTATGTAAACTTCTGATAAAGTTTTTACTGCGAAATCTAAACCTGTCCCACCTGCTCCGTAATTATGAACTGCTGTGTTTTCATCTCCGAGTAAATGAGTAAAGGTTTGAGTCTGTTCTAAATCCCAACCATATGTCCAACTATCCCCAAATGTGTAGATTTGTTTTCTGGCATTTTCGTCATTATGGATTGGGTCGTGTTGTCTTCCACCCTCTAATCTACCCATATTGTTTTGATAAATATTGAGAGCTTCTAAATGAGATGAAACATACTCACCTTTATCATTAGAGTAAACGACATTACCTTTATCGTCTTTGTGTTGATAAAGTTTTAATCCGTGTTCTCCCTTTGGAAAACCCTCGTCTGTATTTTCTATTGTGGTTACTCTATGATTATCAAAGTAGAATTTATCTACATTGTATTTAACTTTCTTGTCCATACCAACCACTTTTTCTCATTATATCTTTGATTTTTTCTGCGTATGCTTTGTGGGATTCCACACCTGGATGTCTACCGGCTAAATCATATAAATCAAAAAATATATCAATCATATGTTTTGGAATCTCGTCGTCCCAAGTTCCCCAAATGATTTTATCTCTACCGACTAAACGATTTAAAATTTCATAATGGTGGTAGAAATATAAGAAATGATTGTATTCATTTTGCTCTGCCGCAGTTGGTTTATCCCAACATCTACGAGCTACTCCGTTGTCTTCAATGTACATTCTTCTGAAACTATGTGGAATCGTTATAACATATACGAAGTTCTGATTTTCTTTATGATTAAAATCTCTATAAACTTCTGTTATTTTTTTCACACAATAATCTAAACCTGTTTTTCCTGCTCCGTAATTCCATACCGAAGTCTTTTCGTCACCCAATAAATGTGGAAATGCTTCTTCTTGTTCAACATCCCATCCGTATGTCCAACTATCTCCGAAACAATGTATTTGTAATGGAGCGTTTTTGTCGTTATACTTTGGGTCCTCAATTCTACTTCCGTGTAAATAATAAGAAGGATTTAAGCCAACTTTTATTGGTACGGTGTTTTTGGTAGGTAGATTATATCGTAAATCAGTATCAGGTATTGTTCCGTCTGGATTACCATTTATAATTCTATCGTTATCATTGTAATACATTTCAACATAACCAATAGTTTCATCAGAGTATAATTTATCTGCGTCTGTAATTCCACTTTGTTTACTTGAAGGTGGTTTCCAATCTATTACTTTTTTTACTTTGTCAATTATTCCCACAATTACCCCGTTTCTATCATATTCTTTGGAATTGCTCCACAATTTCCACAACTGAAAACTTGCATTGGAACAATGGCTTCTTTACCTGTTGGTGACATCAGTGCTGATATTTTCTTTAAGAAAAATGCCTGTATAAAAGATGCGTTTCCACACTCCTCACAAACAATAGTATCTGCTTTTGATATATCTAATTGTTGCTGTCCTTGTGGCATTCCGCCATCTGGATGACTCATTTAATACTCCCTATTAATTCAACAAACATAGCCATAACGTTGATTTCTTTATCAACTACTACTGCGTCTGATTGTTGGTATTTACTTAAAATCAATATACACTCAGCGATATGTCCTGCTCCCCAATCATCTACGGTATCAAACATCAATCTGAATAAATCAGAGAAGTCCGTTACTTTTGAATCTGCCAACAATTGTCTAATGTTTTTAAATGAATTCTTTTTATCTTGTGTTTTCAATATATCCATCACTTGATTTTTATAATCATTTTGAACAATAGTATTTTCATCGATTGTTAATTGAGAGTTTACAACTTGTCTTTGAGCGCCGTTGATTACTCTTCTGATATCTGGATAACCACCATTCACTATGGTTGCTATGTCTTTGATGTCATACTGAACATTTTCATTTGTCAATATATTTGCCAGATGTTGTGCGACTTGTTTTCTGTCTGGTGGGACAATTTGAAATGATTGACAAC